TAGCGATAACAGTGCCAGTGACGCTGAAATAACCAGCAGCCACATCAACAATGTTGATACGCTCACCAATCTTCACCGAGCCGGTCGTGGTGCGGTTCAATGTAATCGTATCGCTCGCAGCCACGGTCCCAAACGTCGTGGCAGTGCCATCGGCGTTATCAACCACGGTCAACGACCCAGACAACACATCGGTCGCATTGGCCACCTTGATCACATGGCTGTTGCTGGTAGCAAGAGCCTTGGTCACAAAGGTGTACACGTTACCCGTACCGGTTGCCGCAGGAAGCGTCACAGTGGAGCCCGCAGCGGCATCCAAAGCGATAATCTTCCCGGCATGGGAAGCAGCGGTCACAGTCAAAGTTGATCCGGCGGAAACCGGAACAGCAATGCTGGTAACCGTACCAACCACGAGGCTATCAACCTTCGCTTCAATAGCGCGTAGGTTAGACTGCGTAATACCCGTATAGAGAGCCATGATCTATCTCCTGTTGGAGATGGGGGCCGGAGCCCCCACCGGGTTATGCGCTTGGGATGCTACCCTGATCGGCGCCCATGTCGATCACAGCAAGCTGAATCTTCACACGGGCCGTGTCAACGTTGCTGCTGTTCATGGTCAGCAGCACGTTGGTAGCAGCCGTAGCAAGATAAGCCGCAGTATCGGCATAACCGCCAACAGTACCAACCGTACCATTCAGATCGAAACCGTCGATCCAGAAGTCGGTGGTGCCGCCGCCGATACCAACGTCAATGTTGGCAGCAGCGCCCTCAGCCTTCACAAGCACCGCAGAGCCGTTCAGAACGAACGTACCCTTTGGCAGCGTGCAAAGGACCAGGGTATCGGTAGAGGCCAGGGCAGCCACACCCGCCGCCGAACGCGCAGCCGCAATCTTAGCAAAGTCGAGATCAATCTCGATCACCGAGAGGCGGTTGGCGTAGTTCGACGGATAGGACGTGGAGCCCTTATTGAACCCAAGGGAGTCCGTGTAAGCAGCCATGTCTATCTCTCCTTAGGCGAAGGTCACAACGGACTGGGCCAGAGCTTCCGGCTTCACCACCTTGTAGCCATAGACCTGAAGGCCACGGATGACGTTACCGAAAGTGCTCTCCGAGCGGATGGTCTCCATCTCCGTCATCTGCGACGCGAAGGTGAGGCCCATCTTGGTCCCAGCGACGATGTTGTACTTCCCACCCGTGTCAACCTTCAGGTTGTGGCTGACATAGAGCGTGAAGCGATCCACCATGCCCAGGCGGCCATTGCGGATCATCGAGGTGCCGTCACCGACCAGCGACGCATCCTTCAGCTCGGACTTCTTGATGAGGCCAGCCATGCGGGCCGGGATCACCAGGAAGCGACCGGCTTCCGGGCAGTTCGCCTCGTCGAGCACGGTACCCAGATCGACGATCAGGTCCACCACCGAAGCGGTGCCGCCAGCGCCGTCCTTCGTCACCGTCAGCGGAGAAGCCGTGGTGCCGAGGTTGAACGCGCCGGAAACTGCACCCGCCGCCGTGCCCTTGTTCAGAGCAGCGATGTCGGGGAGCATGTCGGTCAGCACGCGCTGGTCGATCTTGATCTTCATCTGCTCGGACGCATCCTTGGACCACATGTCCATCAGCTTGATGTCCGACTGAACGCGATCAATGTCATCCTCAACGCAGGCGAAGTACTCGCCCTTGTCGATGACCAGCTGGAGCTTCGGCTTGTCGGGGTTCTCCACGACAATGCCCTGACCCTTCACGTACTCACGGATCGTGATGTTCGGGGTCGTACGGATGTTCACCGTATCACCCTGGTTGCGGATCTCACCCTCATAGTCGGTGTTCGAGATCGCAGCCAGAACGGTGGCATCGTAGAAGTTTTCGATCAGCTTGCCGGACCAAATCTCGGGGATGAAGTTACCCGAGTAGTTGGGGCGGCCAGGAGCAACAGGGTAGCCCATGGTTCTCTCCACTTAACCGTTGGCGACAATGCGATTTTCGCGCTGTGCGGCGAAGATATCGCGTTCGATCCGGTCGCGCTCGGCTTCCTTCCCCCGATAGGCACCACGGCGAACATCGTCAAAGAACTTGGCGATGTCCTTCGAGGAGTAGGTCTTGTTGGCAGTACCCGTAGCGGGGACAGACCCCCCACGGCTACGTCCAGGGGCGACCTGCTTATCGAGTTGGGAGTCCGACGCACTCCGATGGGGCTGAGCAACAGGTTGGCCGTTCAGACCCTGCCAAGCAGTGAAGAAAGCAGCAACACGCCGAACATCGAGATTGCGCTGAGCATCTTCCAGATACGTCTGGCGGGTCAGACCCGTCAGCGGATCAACGTCGAGGAGCCACCTGTGGAAGTCCTGGCTGGTGTTGATATCGCGCCATTCAGGAACCGCCGTAGTCAGCTCACTCCAGAAAGCCTGCTCAGCCGTCACGGCCTGTCGTTGAGCGACCTGCTCAACGCGCGGGAGAACACTGGTCTGCACCTGCTTCAGCATGTGCTCCAGCTCAGCGATCTTACGCTGGTATGCCGAGGACTCCTCACGGGAGACGCGCCGCATAACCTCGATGGAATCGCCGTACTCCTCAACATCCTTCTCGGTCACCAGCTTCTCTGCCGCCGTAGCGGGGACCTGCTGTGGAGCCGCAGAAAGAGTGGCCAGCAACTGCTCTAGTTGCGTAACCCTGCTATTCAGTTGCTGATTGTCCGCACGAAGGCGGGCAGTGTCAGCGTTGTACATCCCTTGGAGCGTGCGATACCGCTGCTCAAAGGTCTGTGCGTCACTATTGGTGTCCGGTCGCCGTTGCTCACTCGGCGCGGACTCAGGCGCAGCATCGGTCGCACTGTCGGCGGGCGCAGGCTGATCAGCAACAACGCCCGTAGCATCCGCCGCATCGGCAGGTGCTTCATTGGCAGCGTTATCCTGGTACAGCTTGGCAATCGCCTCAGACTGACGACGGACCTGCTCGGGAATGGCCACAATACGCTCCTTATCGGTGTGCGTGGTTAAGCAGCTGCTACTTGCGCACTACCCCTTATGGGGGTCCGCACGAAGTTTTGCGGCTACGTCGGGGGCATCCTGTACCAAGCGGTACAGCTCTGTCAACATTTGACACCTACCCTGAGCGACCGCGACACTAGCGGGGGCTACAAAGGGTAGTTGCTCTAGTTCGCGCTGCCGCCATTCGGTCAGCCAGGGCAGGATCATGTTACTTGCCCGGGCAAGTGCCATCACGACCTCGGGCGGGGGCCGGGTCATTAGGCTTGGCCCGTCATCTGGTTGGCGACCACGTTCATCTGCGAGCCTGGACCGCCGCCCTCAGGCGAAGGCGCCGGGGCCTGACCCTGCGGAGCCGCTAGCTGGGCCTGCTGCTGGGTACGGATCATGTAGTCGAGCTTCTCGCGCGACGGGATAATCTCATCGACCGGCATCTGGAGGCCCTTGGCCACCTCACGCAGCAGCGCCGCACGGCCATCGATGCCGACGATCTGCATATCCACTGGGTTGGCGGTCGCGTTGAGGAACTCGACGCGCCGAACGTTGACCGTCTCGCGCACAGCGAGGTTGATCGCGCCACGCGGGATGATCTCGGCGTCACCCTTGATCGCCTCATCCGGGTCATAGCGCATGTTATAAACAAACTGACGCTTAACGACCGGCTTGATAACGTCGTTATCGATGTGCATGACAACCTGTCGGATGCCCTTGCCCGCCGAGCCCATCAGCATCGATAGACCAGAAGCAGTGCGGCCCGCGCCGCGCACATCCACGTCGCCGTAGATGTAGGCCGGGATGCCCGAGTGGTCGTCGGCGAGGCGGGAAAACCGCTCGTAGACCGCCATCAGCGTGCTGGCATTGTCGCTCGGCTGGTTGAAGCGCACCGCCGGGGCCGACGACCCGAGCGGATCATTCAGCGTCTGCCAGATCTTCCAGGGGTACATCTGGGTGATGTCTTCGTTCGGCGGGATGCGGTCGAGATTCACCTCAACCTGCGGGCCGGACGCCACCGCCATGTTGTTCACCAGAGCCCGCGCCGCCGCGTTGCAGACGTTCTGCAAGTCCTCGATGATCTCGGGGATGCCACGGCCCCAGAAGGCACCCGGCGTCTTGATGAAGGAGGTCTTGGCGTAGGGCTTCTCGCCCAGCGGGTCGTAGTTTAGCACCGCCTTGATGATGTAGTTACCCACCATCCAGACGTTCGCGTCGTACTCACGCATCTCATCCGGCACCTCGGTAGGGTCCATACCCCACTCGCGGAGCATCTTGCCGCTGACCTTGCCCCAGAACTCCAGGGCATCGAAGAGGTCGGTCGGGCGCATCTCCGTGAAGTACTTGCGCTCCTCCTCTTCGCGCTGCATCTCGATGGTCTCCGAGACCCAGCTCTGGCCCGGACCAGCCTCGATGGCCTTGCGAATGGCCGCATCGTCGTAGCCCGGCACGCCGATCAGATCGGCCATGGCCGAACGGCTAAGGCGATGGTGCTCGAACAGGTAGCCGTCGTTGAGGCGCGTGATGCCCGGCTCGGGGTAGATGTTGAACGGGCTAACCCGCTCGAACTCAGGCGCCAGCCGCTCGCTAGCCTCGACCGTGGTGCGGCCATCTGGCCCCTTTACCCAGCCCAGGTGACGCTGACGCCGGACAATCGGCCCCTTCACAAAGGCGCAGGGGAAGGTCACCAGATCGGTGATGAACTCGTTGAACGCATCAGCCCATCCACCCTGAGCGAACTGGTCGTCGATGCGGATCTTCATCCCATCCACCCGGGCCTGGGCAGCCTGGAGGATTTTGAAACGGTACTCCTGAGCGACGATCTCCTTCATCTCCAGCATCTGAGCCGGGCTGGGGGCTTGCCCGGTCTGCTGGATCATCTCAACGACCCGCTCGGCAAAGCCTTGCTGGATCTCTCCTGTGTGGTCGGGCGAGAGGTCAGGGATAGGCGTGGGCTGCATATCCCACGGGGGGAAGCCAGTATCGAGGAGGATGTCGCGCAGCCAGCTCTCAGCCGCCCGGCACTTCACCTCGGTGAGCATCATATAAACTTCGGAGCCACCCTGCTTGCGAATGGCTTGCAGCTTGTCGGCCTCGTACTCGCCATTGCGCTGGCGCATGGCCTTCAGCATGAGGTCGTTGATGGGGTCCTTGGCGATGCGCGCGGCATCCCAGCACTCGCGCATGTAGGCCGACAGGCCAAGGATCAGGTCACTATTCTGCCGAGCCTGAACCTCCGCATCCAGCCGTTCCTTCTCGGCCCGCTCGATCTCGGAGTTACTGACGACGCGGAGAATGGTGAGGCCCGGCATGGGTTCCCCGTTAGCTCACAGGTCCGCGAAGGACGAGGTACACATCGACCGCATCGCTCGTCCCGCCCGCCACGCTGGGGCGAAAGTAGATCGAGGAGCGTCCAATCTCGAAGTGGGCCGCCGCCGTGGCGCTAACCGTCGTGCCGTGCACGTCCTTGATGTCGGCGTAGGTGGTACCGTCATTCGACACCTGGAGCTTGGCCGTCGCACCGCCAAAGGTACCAGCAAACTGCACCGCCGCGTTCAGCCCCAGCCGACCCTGCACAGCGTAGGGCAGCACCGTATCGCCAGTGGCGATGTTCTCCCAAAGCAGATAGGGAACACCCTCAGCGGTGCGGGAGAGAACCGGAGCAACCGTCGCCATACCAACCCCCTCGCTGCCCAAAAAACCCCTGTCGGGAGCCGGGGGGCTCAACCGACAGGGAAGTTTGGGAGGTGAACACGGGTACAGAGGCGTGTACCCACCAGGACCCTAACACGCTAAATCTTGGGGGTGCAAGGCCCTTCTCCCCATGGCTAAAAACCCCCCGCCTAGTGGGGCGGGGGGCAGGCGGGGGAGAGTGAATGGAATCCGCACCATGCGGTCCACCCAGAAGGTATCAGGTCCACCCCACGGCGGCAATCGGCACGATGTCCCGCTTGACCCTAACCATCGCCCCCTCACCCGCATTTCCGATGTGCAGCATCAGGTACTGGAGCGCCTCAGCGATGTGGCTGTGCTTGTTCTTGTCGATGCCGCCATCCCCCCGGTTCTTGTACCGGTAGCCCCCCATCATGGCCGCCTTGAGCTGCGTGCAGCTGGGGTCCATCAGGAAGGCCGGGTCGCCATCGACCTGCCGCATCAGGAAGTCATCGACCGCGTTGACCCGGGCCGAGATGCTGTTGGTCCTAGCCGAGATGACCCTGAACCCCTCAGCCTTGATGATATCGACCGCGCTCCGCTCGTCGGTCTGGGCGCGCTGCACACCCGCCGGGTCGGTCACTATGAGGACCGGCGCCCCTGGGAACCGCTCGAAGAGCAGCGGCTTGAGCACCGTTCGCACGAACCGCTGGATGCCCATGTCGAAGCTGACCGCCTCAGCCAGGATCAGTGCCCGCCCACGCGGGTCCTGCTGCCCGATGGCCGCCGCAGGCGTAAGCCCAAGGTCCATCCCCACAACGATGGGCCGCACCCCGTTGGTAATCGCCCGGAGCGGCGCCTTGGCCATGTGGTAGTCCGGCTTGAAGTACTTGTAGACCGGCGTGCCTGCCAGCGAGAGCCCGTACTCGCCGTCGATGTAGACCCGGACGTACTCATCCGACCGGCCCTGGGTGTCGTAGTACCCGTCCGGCAGGTTCTCCAGGTTCTCGGCGTAGGGGCTCCGGCCTGACGGCTGCTTGAACACATCCCAGCCGTTCTCGTTCAGCGAGACGCCATCGACCGGGCTCAACTTCTCCATCTGGTAGTACCACCACGTGTCCATGGTGGGTGGGTTGGTATCACCCCACATCCCGAACCACGTCGGCCCGCCGTCCTTGGCAGACGGAAAGCGCCCAATGCGCTTCGACATGGCGTCCACGATGTCAGGGTGGATGTCGCGGCACTCGTTGAACCACGCGAAGGTCAGCTCCAGCGAGTTCAGGTTGGCCACATCGTCCGCGTCGTCGAGCGCGCGGAACATGATCTCGCACTCCACGTCGCCCACCCTGAAGAAGTAGGTCTTGGTGGTGCGCATGTACTCCCCGCACTGGCCCGGTGGGAACCAATCGAGGAAGGTCTTGATCGTGGTGTCCTGCAACTGCCTCGCAGTCTCACGTACAATGGCCGCGCGCGAGCGCCTACGCCCCTGAGCGTCGGGTTTCTGCATGGTAGCGCGCCGCACCACCTCAAAGGAGCAGGTCACGCTCTTACCAGAGCCGACTGGACCCATCAGGACCCGCATCCGCCGGTTAGAGTGCATGAACCGCTTACCTGTCGGCGGCGGTGTGTAGTCAATTTCGAGTGCCATGGTCAGTGTGGCTTGCGCCAACCCTCCTCGTACGCCTCGCGGCCATCGGCGCTATGGTGAATGTGGTAGCCCGAGGTTTCGTCGTAGTAGGGATCGCACCAGCAGGGCGGATCTTCGGTGAAAATG